ATTAGTAAAAAATGTTGATGACTACGAAAACAATTACGCTTCAGGACAGGCCAACGTTGGACTGTTTGCAGCAAAAACGCCAGGTGCGTGGGGAAACAACTTATTAGTTGCAACTTGCCCAAGTGCTACAGCGTTTGAACAAACACTAACAACATCAAATCAAGTTAACGACACATTAACAGTTGGCGACACAACAGTTACAGTTGATGATGGTACAGCATTTAACGTGGGAGACATTATTGAGTTTTCTACAACTGCTGCACTTACAGACTTTGATTCTGGTGACAAATATAGAATAACAAACATCGCAACAAATGACTTAACAATCGTTCAACACCCAAGAGGTGCTGGTGGATTAAAAGTTGCTGTTGTAGATGATGCAAGAATAAAAAGAAGATGGAGATATTACGAGTCAGTTGATGGCGCTCCTGGAACTTCACCATATGTATCTAATAGATCAGGTTCAAATGATGAAATCCACGTTGTAGTCGTTGATGAAGACGGTGGTATTTCTGGAACACCAGGTGAAGTTATTGAAACTTTTTCAAAAGTTTCTAAAGCGGCAGACGCTAAAACTCCACAAGGTGATGACAACTACTATGTAAATGTAATTAAAAATAGATCAAATTACATCTACTGGATGGATCACAACTCATCAGGTTCAAATTGGGGTAGCAATGCAACTGGAACAACTTTCACTGCAGTAGATGTTCCAACTAGTAACTCATTGAGTGGTGGTGCTGATGGTTCTTCAGTAACAACAGGTCAATTAAAAACAGCATATGAATTTTTCCAAGACGCTGATACAGTTGACGTAGGATTGATTATTGCTGGTCCAAGTGGTTCAACTACACACATTGATAATCTAATTACAGTTGCTGAAAATAGAAAAGACGCAATTGTATTTGCTTCTCCACAAAGAAGTGACGTAGTAAATATCACAAACTCAAATACACAAACAACTAACGTTATTGATTTCTTTGATAACATTAGATCATCAAGTTATGTTGTATTTGACAGTGGTTACAAATATACTTACGACAGATACAATGACGTGTATAGATACGTTCCACTAAACGGTGATATGGCTGGCTTATCAGCTAGAACTGATTTAGTTGCAGACTCTTGGTACTCACCTGCTGGTTTCAACAGAGGTATCGTAAGAGGTGCAGTTAAACTTGCTTATAATCCTACCAAAGCACAAAGAGATCAATTATATCCAAAACGAGTTAATCCTGTAGCTACATTCCCTGGACAAGGTACTGTACTATTTGGTGACAAAACTGGATTATCATCTCCAAGTGCATTTGATAGAATCAACGTAAGAAGATTGTTTATCACTTTAGAAAAAGCAATCTCTACTGCTTCTAAATTCCAATTGTTTGAGTTCAATGATGAGTTCACACGAGCAAACTTTAGAAATATCGTAGAGCCATTCTTACGAGAAGTACAAGGACGTAGAGGTATCACAGACTTCTTAGTAGTATGTGATGAAACTAACAATACAGGTGATGTAATTGATAGAAATGAATTTATAGCAGAGATATTTGTTAAACCTGCTAGAAGTATCAACTTTATCACATTATCATTTGTAGCAACCAGAACTGGCGTGGCTTTTGAAGAAGTCGCTGGCGCATAATAGTAGAGGAGAATAAAAAATGGCAAACATTAATGACTTCAAAGCTAAACTTGCAGGCGGTGGCGCTAGAGCCAATCAGTTTAAGGTAGTAATGCCTTTTCCTGGTTACGCACAAGTTGGTGGCGAAATAGAAGACCTAGCGTTTTTATGTAGAGCTGCAGCAATTCCGGCTATGACAATCGCAAATATAGATGTGAGTTTTAGAGGACGAGCTGTTAAGATCGCAGGCGATAGAACAATTCCAAATTGGACTATCACTGTATTAAATGATACAAACTTTAAGTTAAGAAATGCTTTCGAAAGATGGCAGAATGGTATTAACAATATGACTGATAACGAAGGATTAACAAATCCTGTTGATTATCAAGTTGATGCGTTTGTAGATCATTTAGATAGAAACGGTAATACAATTAAATCGTACACATTGAGAGGCGCTTATCCAGTATCTCTTTCAGAAATAGCATTAGATTTTGATGAAAAAACTGAAATAGAATCATTTACTGTAGAGTTTGCTTATCAATATTTTGAAACAAATACTACAACTTAATATTAAATTTAGAGGGCGACCTTTAAAAGTCGCCCTTTTAAAACTTGTATAAGTAGTAGTTAAAGGAGACATATAATGGCTGAATTATTCGGATTTAGTATTACTCGGGTCAAACAACAACCAGATCCAAAACAAAGTTTTACTACACGACAAGCAGATGACGGTACACAAACGGTTGCTGCTGGTGGTTACTTTGGTTCGTATTTGGATATGGAAGGTACTGCCAAAACAGAGCAGGACCTTATTAGAAGATACCGAGAAATAGCAGTCCACCCTGAATGTGATATGGCGATAGAAGATATCGTCAATGAAGCAATCGTAGCAAATGAATTAAAAGACGCAGTAAGAGTAAACGTAGATGGTTTACCTTATGGAAACGATATACGAAGAAAGATCGAAGACGAATTTAAAGAAGTATTAAAACTTCTTAACTTTAATACTAAAGGACACGACATCTTTAGAAGATGGTATGTTGATGGTCGTATCTATTACCAAAAAATTATTGACAGAGAAAGTCCTAAAAGAGGTATTACAGAATTAAAATACATTGATCCTCGTAAGATTAAAAAGATTAGAGAGATCAGAAAGAAAAGACCAGATATACCTACACCAATGGCTGGTTTAACTGTTGTTGATGAATATGTTGAATACTTTTTATTTAATGAAAGAGGTTTATCAGGTACAACAGGAACATCTGGTTTAAAAATTGCTCCAGATACAATCGCTTTCTGTCCATCAGGATTAATTGATCAGAACAAAAATATGGTCTTGTCTTATTTACATAAGGCGATCAAACCTGTTAATCAATTAAGAATGATTGAAGACGCAGCGGTCATTTATCGTATCGCAAGAGCGCCTGAAAGAAGAATATTTAAAATTGACGTTGGTAACTTACCAAAAGTAAAAGCCGAACAATATTTAAGAGATGTTATGGCTCGTTATAGAAACAAGTTAGTCTATGACGCACAAACAGGTGAGATACGAGATGACAGAAACTATATGTCAATGTTAGAAGACTTTTGGTTACCAAGTAGAGAAGGTGGCAGAGGTACAAGTATTGAAACATTACCTGGTGGTCAAAACTTAGGAGAGATTGCTGACTTAGAATATTTTAGAGCGAAATTATATCGTTCTCTAAATGTTCCTGTAAGTCGTTTAGAATCATCTTCTGGTTTTAACTTAGGAAGAGCTTCAGAAATAACAAGAGATGAATTGAAGTTTACTAAATTTGTTCAAAGATTAAGAAAGAAGTTTACAGAACTCTTTAATGATATTTTACGAACACAATTAGTATTAAAACAAATTATCTCTGAAGAAGATTGGTATACTTGTAGAGATCATATACAATACGATTTCTTACAAGACGGTCATTTTGCTGAACTTAAAAATACTGAGTTAATGAGAGAAAGATTAGCTCTCGCAAATGAAATGAGAGATTACATAGGTAAGTTTTTCTCAGTTAAGTATGTTCGAAAAAACATATTAAAACAAAACGAAAGAGAAATTGAGGATATGGATAAACAAATCAAAAAAGAAATTAAAGATGGTATTATTCAGGACCCAATGGCTCAAGTTACAAATAGTGACGATACTATAACATAGGAGTAAAAAATGAGTGACGAAGTAAAAAACTTTATAGATCAAATACAAGCTGGTAATAATGCAGATGCTGGTGAAGCATTTAAAGACGCATTAAGAGCTAAAGTTGGAAGTGCATTAGACGCACACCGACAAGAGGTTGCAAGTAATTTGTTTAATGGAACAGTTGAAGCAGAACCTCATAGTGATCCAAAACCAGTAATTGCTGACCCTGGTACATTTAATCAGGACGGTTCAGTATCAACTACTTTAAACCAAGATGGTCAAGCACAGATCGACTTGACACAAGGTAGTGATAATGTTGATCAGTAGAATGATAAAAGAGAATCATTTAATTGATTCAAAGAGTTATAATGAACTATCACCTCTAATGAAAGAGGCAGTTAATGATGTTTTTAATATCATTGAAAAAGAAACAGGTAGTATCATTGAAAAATTTGAAAACGCTGTAGCAAAAGTAGCGGAGTTTCATAATATAAACGTAGAAAAAATGAACGAGTATTTTGATAAAGAAATATTAGAACAATTAGGAGAAAAATAAAATGGCACAAACATTTATCGTAAAAGGTAGTGTCGTAAACAATCCGTCAGATGACAATATTGGTAGAGCCCAATTTGTTAGAATTACTGCTACAGGCGCAACACAAACTGTGACTGTAAAAGGTTCTGATAGTACAGTCGTTGGACAAGTTTACTTACACGCAGCTGGCGATACAGTAATTATAGAAAAGGCACCAGAAGATTTAGTGACTATCGCTGATGGACACGCAACTGCTGTTGGTTCGCCTAGAAGTTAATTATGACTATATCAACGACCAAGTTGGTTGATAATAATTTTCATATCATTGTTAATTCAAATGGTGTAGGAAATGAAATTAATCAAAAGTTAGTTGATGTTGTTAATTCAAATAATGCTTCAAGTGAACCAAAAGTTTCAATAGCAAATATCGTATATGAGATTATTGGAACTGGAGAGGTCACAGTATTTTT